ATGCTAGACATCCCCGAAATCGCCCCCCGCATCACGCCCAAGAAAATCCTGGATGACCCGAGTGTTGGCCTCGCCGAACAACTCCGCCAAAAACTCCGGTTCCTGATTGTCATTGGTATCTTCGGTCGGGGCGCGACGCTGCACACGATCTGCCGGCGCATGTATGTCACCAGCACGTTCGATGAACCACAGAGGAACAAGACGACTGGCGAGATGGAACTTGTCGAAGTAATCAACGACGTATCTGCCTATGATCGGATCGACAACATCTGTCGGAGCGCCAACAAGCCGCTGATCCAGGCCGAACTCGATTTCCTGCGACAATGCTTCGAACGGGTATTTGGCAACAACGCGATGGCCGCGATTTCCGATGAAATGCTGCTGAAAGGTTCGATGTTTCAGATCTTGAGTTCGCTGCCTGGGACGTTGACCGAATTCAACTGGAGTGACATCGACCCGATTCTGGCGCTGCGGGGATTGCCGAAACCGACAACAAGGAACCGTGGTTCGAGATTGAACGCTGCGAGGGGCGACGCTGGACCGAACAGGATGGCGGTGTCAAACCTATCCTGCCTGACAGTGGTGCGGAGATCCTTCCGACCGGGTCGGGATACCGTTTGTATCTGGATGCTGAGGTAGCACGGGAACGGCCGTTCGTGTTCGAGTTCTTGGATGCCGGGGAGGGCAATACAGATGATGGTCGGCCAGTTCGGGCGCAGTTGCTGCCTTTGCCCAAACGCGCTGACGATGGCGAAGGCCCTTGGCGCATTGCCAAGCATCTGAATCGTCCGCTGGAAATGGGAAAGACCGAAGGCCGTTTCGGATTCTGTGCAGTTTCAGGGCTTGGGTTGGCTATCGAAGAAATGTTCCCCGAGGGTTTCAATCCGAAGTGCATTTCTGACGCTGATCTGCGTGTACTGGTCGGTTGTATCCTGGACTAGGCAACGAGGGCCAGTTCACCTCTGATCGGTATCTATCGTTATATTCTGGTCACGCCCGATGCAAAACAAACCCGGCCCAGAAATAGGCGTGGCTGAACGGAGGCAGGTCCGGGTTCTGCCAATTGCCATCGAACGATGAAAAACGCATGGCGCCGGTGCTCGCATCCTCCAGCGAGGCGTCATCGGCGTTACGCAGCCATAGCTGGGCTCGTCGCAATGACTCGGCGGTAGAACAACCGGATTTCAGTTCTAGATAGAACCGGGTGATAAGCAAGCGCGTGGCCACATCATCTACAGGCCATTGCGTGCCTATAACGGCGCTCGCTCCAGCCGCGAGGAAAGCCATAGGCAATCCGAAGGTTTCGTGCGGGAGGTTTGCGAAGTCAGACAATCCGGTTTGACATGCCGCCAGACAGACCAGTGGGCCACCTTTCAGTTTGGCGTTTTCAAAAAACCAGCGAGCCGTAAGCAACTCGTCGTCCGCGCACCGAATGCCCACACCCTCAAGGTGGTCAAAATCGTGCTCGCCATGGGTTGTAAAATGGATACAGTCAAAGGCCTGACCTTCTCCGAGCACAGCCTGAACATCACGGCGAACGGTACAGGTCACGACTTCCTTGGCGAAAGATTGGAGCATTTTGGTTTCTGCTTTGGCCTCGGTTAGTCGCGCATCTACAACGTGCAAAACCCTGTCCAGTCGCGGTTCGTGTGCGACGAACTGATCAGGGCCATGCGCAATCGCCGCCTGTTCGATCAAAGCAGACCCTTGCGGACCAGGGAGTTGCAAGGCAGACACTGGAACGGTGCACCAACCGCCAAAAGCAAAGACGACGATTTCTTTGTAGTCTGCATCATGAAGGTCGGTGAGCACAGGCCCAAGCGCACCTGAAGCTGCAAGAACCCATTCTTCCAGCAAATCAGCAAATTGGCCCGTGCCGCCGGGTTGGCGCAGAGCCGACATGCCGGAGAAGAACCCGGGGCGCAATTCGTCGATGGCTTCGTTCCAAAAATCCTTGCCAACGCTCTCAAGTTCATAGAACGTGCAAGACTCGCCGGCCGAAACCAAGACCCCGCACCAGTCCGGGGTCACGGGATTTAGCAGGTATAGTTCTGCCACCCCTTCCGGGGTTTGGAAAACCGCAGTTTCACTGCCAATGAGGCGGGCAAAGACACGTCGGGCAAAACGCAGTCCCGCAGGCGGGCCAGCCTCGCTCAGGTATCCCAGAATCCCCAGGTCCGCAATGAAGCTCAAACGGGACAAATACTCAGCTTTCTCTGCGAAAGATTCAGCCTGTTCCAGAACATTTGTGACATGTTTCAGCGAGGATTCGGCAGTACTGATCATACGCTGAGTATCACCTGTTACCGCCCCGAGCAGGCCGGAAAGCTCCTGCCACCGCAGCCACCAGGTGAGCGTTTCCAAAGGATCAAGGTTGCTTTGACTAGCCTCCAAATCGGCTTCCACATCGACCGAGCGATTGTGGTCTGCGTATTGGCACAGATCCAATACCAGTTGCGCTCTTGCCAATCGCAACGCCTGCTCGACTGGCAAGTTGCCAGCTGTAACTGCCAGTGCAATACTTTTGTCCAGCAGAGCTTCGGCCTTGGTGTAATTTGACACTCATCGTCGACCTCCCCGGTTCTGTAGAGCTTTGGCGTAGGTGACGAGGATCGTGGTCTTCAGCTCCAGATGGATATCGGTATCGACGAAAGCCGTGGCCTTTCTGGCGCAATAGATCGCGTTGCGGCTGGCTTTCGGATCCCCCAAAGTGCGCAAGCGATTGAACGTCACAGCTAAATCGAGATTTCCCTGTGCGCATCCAACCTTACTGCCCATACGTCGGTGCACCTTCAATGCCGCACGAAAGGCGGTTTTTGCCTGCGTGTGGTTTTCCCTTGGATCGCCCTCGGCTCGATCAAGATAAGCATTGCCAAGCAGGGAATGAATGTTGGCAAACAAGACTGGGTTAGCGCGCGGATTCACCAAACCACGCAAGTCCTCCAGTTCAACAATCGCATTCTCGCCGGCGGCAAATCGGGAGATTCCCACCAATTCGGAGTTGGCATAGGCCCGGAAATAGCGAGCTTCCAGTTCCGCCTCGCGGTCGGGGATTGCCGCAAACAGCAGTATCGCCTCCGACAGGCAGGTGATGGCTTCTTCCAGCACCGGGTCGCGGTAGCCGCTGCCCTCCTCAGTCAGGGCGGCACCATAGCCAAGCAAGGCATCAGCACGAAATGGATCGTGCACGCCCGGCGGGAGCAGATCCAGAGCTGTGCGAAAACAAGTCTTGGCCGTCAACCCCGACCACAGATCCAGATCGTTGTCGGCGATAAACTCGCCGACATGAACCCAGGCTGCCGCGGCCTGAGGCCCGAGGTTCGAGCGCGCAATCTGTAACTGCTCATGCGCTTCCTTTTCGTCTCCGGGCTCCAATACCGCGCTCCTCTCGCCACTCAGTTACTGCCGATGTTTAATTCATGATCGGCCAGTCGTAGTTGAATGGGCTCCGCAATGGTCGGCATGTCAACCCAAGCCTCCTTCAACTGATACCATTGTCCTTTCTGCAGGATCAGAGTCGGGTTGCGTCCGACGTGTCGCAGCAACGGTTTGCCTTGCGACGGCAGGATCTCGAGATGCCGACCCGATACGACCGGTGAAAGGCCGGGCATGTTGTTGCGACCAAGGACGATCGGGACACGATCCTTGAGTTCGACACCATAGCGCGGTCCGGCGGGCAGAAACTGGATCTTCAATTGGCTGACCGTCTGGAGAATGAAGATGGCCGCACCGCAACCCGGGCAATTAACGGTGGTCTTGTCCGCTACGAAAGCCTGCCCGCAGTCATGCACCCAGCAGTTGTGTAGAGCCCGGATCAGAGCGCGACGCCACTCGTCCGGCCCCGGTCGGGCCAAGGGATCAAGGCTGAACCCGCGATCGAACAGATCGATCAGCTCCTGCCCCAGTGCCGCTGCTTTCACAACTAGGGAGCTTTCAGGGCGTGCGCTATGTGGTCGAAGGGTTGGATGTGACCGTGCAAAAGGCGACGCCAGGCGGGCGCATTACCCGTCTAGAAGCGACCCTTTCCCTGATTGAAGCCCCGGTTGGCAGTCTCATAGGCCACTTTGAGCGGCTGGCCCAGGCGATTGCGCCTGGCGTGAGCCTTGGCGCGGTGAACAATCCGCTGATCCGTGGGGGCTGATATGGCAGATGGCGGCTATTTGGAACACAAAACCGTTGCCGGTGATCGCTGGGACATGTTGGCTTGGAAATACTATGGTGATGCGTCCAAACAGACGATTTTGCTTGAGGCCAACCGGGAGCTGTATTTGGAGCCGATCCGGGTTCCTGATCTGATCTTAGCGCCGGGCATAACGTTGAAAGTGCCGGTGCTCGAGGCCGAACAGGTGGCGCTGGAAAGCGATTTGCCACCTTGGAAGCGCGGCGGGGGAGGTGAGCCATGAGTGGCGTTCCGGCCCCATTTTTTGAGCTGATCTATGAGGGCACCGACATTTCCGCCGATATCAGCTCTATGGTGACAGAGGTCAGCTACACCGATCATCTACATGGCAAAGAGTCAGAAATGACGGTCACAGTGCATGACAAGGATGGGCGGTGGAAGTCTAGCTGGTATCCAGAGATTGGCAGCAAAATGCAGTTGACGATCTTTGATGCTGAGCAGCGAAAACTGCCCTGTGGCTTGTTTGAGTTGGACCAGCCCAATGCCTCGGGTGGGCGTGACGGCGACTTGATGACAATCAGCGGGTTGGCCGCGCCGGTGACAAAGCCGCTAAGAACGCAAAAGACGAAAGCCTATGAGCGCATCAATCTGGCTGATGTGGTTCATGAAGTGGCGGGCCGGGTTGGTCTTGGCGTCATGGGTGAAATCAACGACTTGTTTTTTGAGCGCATCACTCAGCGCCGCGAGCGCGATCTGGAATTTCTAAAGCTCTTAGCTAATGAGACCGGGCATTATTTCAACCTGCGTGGCGACTTTGTGGTGTTCACCAGTTTCAAATCTGTTGACGGTCGAAAGGCCTCACTTGAGATCGCGAAGGCTGACGTAATCAGCTATGATTTCTTCTTTGAAAGTACCGGCACCTATTCCAAGGGCGAAGCAAAATACCTTGACCAAAACAAGGGCAAGCTGACCCGGTATGAAGAGGTAGACCCGAATATCACCACCGGCGATGTGCTCAAGATTTCCGGCGAGCGGTTGGAGGGCCTGGCTCAAGCCGAAGCGCGGGTGAAATCGGAGCTGCATCGCGCCAATCGTGGCAAGTTTTCCGGCTCTTGTGACCTGGTCGGAAACGCTCTGGCGGTTGCGGGCAATACGGTCAATCTGACTGGCTTTGGGCGCTATGACGGCAAGCGGCTGATTGACAGCTCAACCCACACTCTGTCGCGTGACGGTCATGAAGTTTCTTTGGAGCTGGTCGATGCGCGCGCGTGAATATGAGGCCAATAACACAAATAAGCGCGGCATTGTGGTGCAGCGAGACCCGGTTAAAAAGCGGGTGCGGGTTCAATTCGAAGATGAGGACGAGGTGGTCTCTCATTGGATTGATGTTCTGGCCAGATCGGGCGGAGAAACCGCGACATTCATGATGCCCAATAAGGGTGATGAGGTGTGGTGCGCCCTGGACGCCAGGGGCGAGGCTGGGTGTTTGATCGGGTCTCGATACAATGACCAGAGAAAACCGCCTTTTGGCTCAAATGACGATATTGGGCTGGTTTGGGACGGCGGGGCTGTCCATGTCAATAAGGCCACCGGCGCAGTGACGGTTGAGACCAATGGGCCGGTTTCGGTCAAGACGTCCGGGGCGCTGGTTTTGGACGCTGAGACAATCACGCTGAAAGCGGATGCCGTCAAAATTGATGCGGATGTGCTGACAAACAAAGACGTCAATATCGGTCATGATCACAAGCACGAAGATGTCATGTCAGGAAGCTCATTGACTGGTGAGCCGACATGAGTGAGCAATGTGTGAATTTCTGCATATAGTAGTTGGTCATCATTAGGAACTAGGCTTTCGCGCAGAATCAGTTCAAGTTCGCTTTGACCGGTTTACGCCGCTGTTTCAATTAACTAAAATCTTGAAAAAAAATGAGGTGTGTATTGAGGCGGCCACTTTTTTCGAACCAGAAATTTCCATTTCGTCGGTTCATTCTCACTTTGTCAAAACGTCCGTTTTTGTACTTCTTGTGCGCTGAAGTTCTAATTTTAGGCCACTGGGCAGAATGTGTGTTTGGAAACGACTATTTTAGCCGATCTGGTGCGGTGATTGCATTGCTTGCGTTAGCCCTGTTGTGGTTGTGGCTTCACTATGGGAAAGCTCTCGAAGTCACCGAGGTTTATGTCAAAAACATGCAGAAGCAATCTTCCATAGGCAAAGACGGAGACTGGAGCACCAGACTTAATCGCTTGGCTCGCCAAAATCCTAATATGCCGCAGAGACATTTACTCAGCATTGTAGCGAGTGAGTACATCGCAGTCACTGAAGGTCCTAAATTAACTGCCGATCTCAGAGAAGTCACACACTCGTTGGGGATTTCTCAAATTGAGGTCGCAGCAGTTGGTACAATCATTTGGGCATTTGGCGACCTATTTGTGTAAAAACATGGGGCCACGCCGTCTCGAATACCAATAACTGTAAACAAAGTTTCTTTTGTGGAAACCCTTGGTGACGCTGCAACTAGGATCTTCGCCTGTAACAAACCAACCCTTAGCCGTCGGCTGATTTTTCAGCGATCTAGCGCGGACATGTGTCCGCCTTTTTTGTTGGGCCTGCCTGCCTATCACCTTTGTATGCAGGACAAATACGACATTCCTTTTAAGCACTGGTCGCTCAAAGTTGGGCGCGCTGATCCGCAAACGGGTGAGCGGCCAGTGTTTTGGGGAGAAATTGTCGCTGGGTTGGGTGATCTGACCCAAAGCATCACAAACCTTATTTTGACCCCGCTCGGATCGGTGCCAACCGAGCCGCTCAAAGGGTGCGATTTGCAGCCCTATATTGACCGTCACCCGAATATTGCCATCCCGCAAATTCAGCGGGCGATTTGGGATGCAATTGCCATGTGGGAGCCGCGCGTCACGGTTTCTGTCGTGCGGGTTTATGAGGCCGAATATGCGCGTTTGGTGGCGGAGGTTCATTGGCAACCCGCTGCCGGTGTCCTGGATGATCAGCAAATTTTGACCATGCCATTGGTGGCGGGTGAGGAGCGTTTGGCCTCATGAGCTTCATGCCGACCACTCTCACCTTAGAGCAACTGCGCGCCCTGCCGGTTCCCAATTTTGGCCAGCGTGATTCCATTGCGATCAAGGCGCAGTTGATCGCCAAATTCGAGGCGATTTCCGGGCGCAAAATGTATCCGTCGCAAACGGAAAGCTTTGTCATTGATTTGATGACCTACTCGCTGGCGAATGTTGGTGAGGCGATCCAGACCGGCCTTTTGCAGAACCTAGCTATCTTTGCCCAAGGTGAGCACTTGGACCGCATTTGGGCCAATGTCGACACCTATCGCCTGCTGGCACAATTCGCGCGTTCTGAAGTCATGTTTTCTCTGGCAGAGGCGCATCACCAGGCGGTGATTGTTCCGAAAGGAACGCGGGTTTCGGCAGGCCCTGAGCTGGTGTTTCGCACGGATGCCGAATTGGTCATTCCGGCTGGAGAAGTCGCCGCGCCGGTCGCCGTAACTGCGGTCGGTGCGGGTGTTGCCTTCAATGATTTGCAGATCGGCCAAGTTGACGATTTGCTTGACCCGATTGCCTATGTTGAGAGCGTGTCGAATACGCAGATCACGGCTGGCGGCTCGGAGCGAGAACGGGACGGGGCGTTTCGCGCGCGGGTTCTGAATGCCTTTGAGCTGGTCACGCGAGGCGGCTCACGGCAGGCCTATCGTGTCCTGGTCAAGGCCGTGCATCCCGACATTGTTGACGTTGAAGTGACACGCCCGCAGCCTGGTCATATTCACATTTATCCCCTCATGAATTCAGGGGTAGCTCCACAGGCGATTGCGGATGCGATCCTTGCCTATCTGGACCCGGAAACCATGATCCCGATGGGGGATTACGTGACCATTCATGAAGCGGTTTCGCAGGTCTTTGATGTGAACATGACGATCCGCGTGGCTCCTGGTTATCTCGCCTCTGTTGAGGCTGAAAAAGAGCAGCGTTTGCGGGCGAAGTTTGACGAATGGGGGCAGGTGTTGGGGTCTCAGGTCTCCCCGTCTGCTTTGAATGAAGCAGCGCGCGCCATGGCCGGTGTGGTCGGAGTGGATGGCCCTGACTTCGAATTCACAGATCTGCCATCGACGCATTTCGCGGTGATCGGGAATTTCAACGTGTCAGTGGTTGAGGCTCCCAATGTCTAAGTCGCTGATCCCGCTTTCTCTGGTCCCCCCTGGTATCAATGATGAGCGCCAGCGCGCCCTGGTGCAGACCTTTGGCGAGATGTTGGCCGAGCTGGATTTGACCAAGCTGAGCCTAGTTGCCCCCATGACCGTTGACGCCCGTGCCTTGCCGTACCTGGTCCGCGCGTTTTCGGCGCAGGAATTCGTTGATCCGAATTTCCCGGAACATGTTCAGCGCCGCATTCTGAGTGAGATTTGGCGGCTCAAATCCTTGCAGGGATACACAGCCGGTGTGCGTTTGGGGCTGCGCCTATTGGGCATGCAGATGCGCATCACTCAGTGGCATGACATGCAGCCCATGGGCGTGCCGAATACCCATGAAATCACCTTTTCCGGTGGGCGAGGCACTGTTTGACGAAAACGCGGTGCTTGGCCCACGCACCTTGAGTGCGGCGCGGCGCATGATCGACGTGACCAAGCGTTGGTCGCAGGAAAGTAGCGTCCGCGTTGGCGTGAATATAACCGGCGGCATCGGTGTCACAGCGGCGGCGCAAGCGCTGCAAGTGGCGCGCGGACGTGGTCAGGCCAAGCGGCCATCCGCCTTTGCAACACCTTTGCGCCTGGTCACAGCGGCGACAACGCTGGGCGTCACGCGCGCGAAAGGGGGCGCAAAACGCCCCACCGGGTTCAAATCCGGGCTGGGTGCCACTTCGGCGGTGCAGGTGATCGAAATCCACAGAATTACGGCAAAGGCAGCGTTAGGACACATGTCACATTTTATCCAACCGGTAATCACGGATGCAGGGCTAAACGCCATTCTCTCTGCAAGTTCTCAGGGGCTGGAAGGCAACATCACCCATATGGCCTTTGGCGACGGGGGCGGCGCTGGCTATGAGCCTGGAAAGGGGGCGGATGGGCTGCGCAATGAACGCTTACGGGTTGCCGTTGGCGGCGGCGAACGCACCGGGCCAGCGACGATCACGGTGCAAGGCCACCTGCAAGCGTCGCCGGAGTTTTGGGTGCGCGAAGTCAGCTTTGTTCTGGATGATGGCACACATCTGGCCATCTGGTCGGATGAGACCACGCCGCTCATGTTCAAGACGGCAGCCGGGGAGGTTGTGGTGGCGTTCACGTTGGCCTTGTCAGGCTTGCCCGACAATTCCGTCAATGTGGTTGCGACCGGCCCGGATGTGAAAGTGATCTTTGATCATGAGTTCGCGCTGATCATCGCAAACCAAGCCAAAATCACCCGTCAACAATTCCATCTGGCCGAAGGGTTCCGCAAGGAACATGGCCGCTATCCCGGAGCGTAAACATGTCGAACCAAATCACAGAAATGCTGGCGGCGCTGAGCGCGCTGCATGGCGATATTGCAGGCAAAATCCCCCAGATTGACGCGCGCTTGCAAGCCATCCTTTCCAGCTTGAGCGGGGCCATGGGCCGGAAGGTGTTTGTGGACGCGGCCACTGGTGATGATGTTGACGGTCTTGGGACCGAAGAAAGCCCGGTTCCGTCTCTGGATGGGGCGGCAAAGTTCATGATCCCCGGCGGCTATTACTATGTGTCGCTCATGACTGACCTGGTGGTTGACAGCTATGTCGCAATTCCCGCCGCGTCCTTGACCTTGGCATCCTCTGAAATTGGCGTGAAGCGCCGCTTGTCCTGGGCACCGGAAATCGACGCAATTGACACCCGCGCGCCAACTATCACTTCGACCGGGCGCAATTGCACAATTCTGTGCCGCGACCTGCGCCTGGCCACAACGCAAGTCTCAGCCCATGTCACGCCGCGCGGTATGTTCTATGGCCGCACCAATATGTTCGTTGATCTGTTTGATTGCGAAATGGAAGTGCCAGCGGGCGCAAACCACGCCTTCTTGAGCGGCAACGCGCTTTATGCCTTCTGGCTGAACGCCGTAACCGTCCCGGCTGAAATGGCTGGCCTGTGGGTTGACGGCTACGCGGCAGGCACAGACCCGGCAACCGTTGGTCGTCTTCTGGCCGCAAACACCACCCTCTAGAACCGGAGAAACCAATGTTTGATTTTAAGACGCCCAATGGCGCGATCTTGCGCAACGCCACTGTTGAGGCGGCGCGTACAAATGGCGTTTCAGAAGATGAAATCGCCGTGGTTCTGAAAGCCGAGCGTAAGCGTTTGGTCAGCGAGGAATGTCGCCGCCGGATTTACGCGCATGCGTCGGCTGAGGCTCAAACCAATATGGGGCTGGCCGTGGGCGTAATTGGTGCCAAGACCGCGTCCAATCGTACCGATGCGGAAGTTGCAATCTTGGCCGGAGCCACAGCCGCACTTGGCTGGGTTCAAGCCATGCGCGCGGCCAATGCGGCGTTGATTGAGAATGCGGAGGCTGATTTTCTGGATGATGCCGCCTGGCCTGAAATCCCTGCCGAAGCGGCGCAAGTCGCCGCCAGTTTCTAAGGGGGCAAGAATGCCTGATCTGTCATGGTGCAAAAAGGGCGGCGCGCGTGGTTATGTGACCGCGCAGCCCGTGCCTTGGCAGATCGGAAAGAAGGATAGCGGGTGGGAGCTACTGGTACCCGCTGGCCGCGAATTTGAAAGCTCTGTCCCGCGCCAATTGGGGTGGCTGTTTTCGCCGGATGATCCCTATTTTTTGAAAGCGGCCTGCATCCACGACTATCTTATTGAGTGCGGGTATCGCCGGGCCTTTGCGGACAGTCAGTGGTTTGAAGCGGCGCTGAGTGAGCAAGCCCCGGAGCTGCGCGCACGCCTGGCTTATTTGGCCATGCGCTTGCGTCTTTTCGCCATTTGGGCCGTCGGCCGGAAACGCCGGAAATGACGATGGCCGATTCCGCCAACTTCCCTTTTGACGATGCCAGCTCGGGTGAAATGTCATGACCTATTCGGGGGGCAAAAACGGGGCGGGCATTTTCCAGCGCATCATCAATCAGATGCCGCCTCACAGCACCTATATTGAGGCGTTTTTAGGCTCTGGCGCAGTGTTGCGGCGCAAGGCAATGGCCGAGCGAAACATTGGCATAGACCCCAGCAACAAGGCGCATAGTCTTTGCCTGGCGGAATGGCCCCATGCGCACCTTGATTTGAACCTGTTTGAAGGCTCTGCCCTGGACCTTTTGCCGACACTCGAAACGCTGGTTTCCAAGGCGCGATTGATCGACCAGCCCGATACCCTGATTTATGCCGATCCGCCCTATGTCATGGAGACCCGCAAGGGGGGCGATCTATATGATTTTGAGCTGACAGATGATGACCATATCCGGCTCTTGGAAATCCTCACATCCGCGCGCTGCATGGTGATGATTTCCGGCTATCGCTCGGGTCTTTATGACGAGGCTTTGGCCGGGTGGCGGCGCATTGATTACATGGCCAACACACGCCAAGGGATGGCCGCAGAAAGCCTTTGGCTGAACTTCCCAGAGCCAAGTGCTTTGCACGATTATCGCTATCTCGGGGATGACTATCGCCAGCGTGAACGCATCAAGCGAAAACGCGAGCGATGGGCCGGTAAATTCGCCAAGATGGACCGTCTTGAACGCCTGGCCGTTATGTCCGCATTAACTGAGGTGGCCGGACCCGTGTCCGCCTCCGTTCCCGCCAAAAATGACGATGTTTGAATCACGCATCGCTACGATTGACGGGGAAGGGTTTCAGCATGCCGACACAGGCAATACCGTTAGGTGAAAATTGGCAAGAGGTCGGGCAAGGACCCGCCCTTGTGGAAACGAAACGCGGCAATAATGTACGGGTTCATTTTGGCAACGCCGCGCCCGCCCCAGATACCAAAGCTTATCACGACATGTTTGACGCCGCGTCGATTGGCTATGGCGGCACAGAGCGCATCTACGCCCGGTCGCACAACGGACAGCCATCCATTATTGTCACTCCTGCGGGGGGTGAACATGAGCCGTGATAGAATGGTCCCAGCCCCAATAAGCGAACAAAGCGGGCCTCATACTCATCAGATCGCCGAGGTTGTTGGGCTGTCGGATGCCCTAGCCGCTGCCGGAGCGGGTGTTGAGGCTTATGTTGACCCGGACACGGGCGATGATGCCACAGGCACGCCTTATAAAACGGTTGCCGCCGCACTGGCGTCAGGACCGAAGGTGCTTTGGCTGCGCTGTTCTTCGACCCCTATTTGCCACGCTGGCCTGTCGATTTCCAACATCGAAATTCGCGCCTGGAAAGAACCCGGTGACGCGGGAATTCGCCCCAAGCTTTGGGCGCTGACCAACCATCAATCGGGTGATTTTTCCGCCTCAAGTGCAGGCGCTGGTATCTACTTTCTGAGCCTTGCCGTTGACCCGAACGCGGTTTGGGAGCTGGACGCAAACGGAGGGCTGTTGCGCTTCGGCGAGGCTTGGTCTGCGGAAAACGACCCGCGCAAACCCTTTGCGCGGGCCAGTGTTGATTTGGCCGATGTTCGGGCGGAGGCCGGGCGCTGGTTTTTTGGGAATGGACCAGAGGGGCAAGGTCTCTATTTGCGGCCCGCAAACGACGTTTTCCCAGCCCTTGGATTTGAGTTGCCGAGCGCCAATACAGGGGTTGAGGCAACTGGGCTGGTGAGCCTGTTCGGTTTGGAAATTTGCGGCGGTCGCGACACGGTTTTGCAGGCGTCTTACTGCCTGGGGCTGGATCAGGATTGCTATATCGGTCACTCAGGCAGTGCGGACGCTTTGGACCTTATGGTGCAGGCCCGGTGGCACAGCTTGCGTTCTCAGTTTTCCGACGCAGGCGATGATGCGATCAACACTAACGGCAACGGAGCGGCGTATTCCGCGTTGCATTGTCTTTATACGCTCAACGTCGGAGACGGAGTTGCCCCTCATGGTGTTGGCAATGATGTGCGTTTGACGTCTTGCACCATGTGCGAAAACGGAAAATATGGCTTCGTTTCGATTGGAACGGGTTACTTCTATCTGCAAGGTTGCACGATGGTCCGAAACTTCGTTTCCGGCATGCGGTTTCAGTTGGGCGATCACACGGAACAAACCACCGTCGAAATGCTCAATTGCGAGGCAAACAAAGCCAAAATCCGAGCCAATGACCCGACCACGGTTTCTGTGAAGGCAACGAATTTCCGGGGGGGGATGGAGTTGCAGGCAAACGCCACGGTTTTTGGTTTTTGGTCCTCGGGAAATCAGCGCGGGTTTCGGGTTTATGGTGGCACGGTTGAACTGCGCGATTTCAAAATCACCGATAGCGGATTTGCAGGCGTCGAACAGGCAGGTGGCGATCTGACTTTGATCGGCGGAGCTGTCCTGAGGGGGGCAAATGGGTTCGTAAAATCTGGTGGCACAACCACCATCCATCCCAATTCCGTCAACATCCCAGATGCAGGCATCGGTGCGCCGCAAGGGCGTCATTTGGGTCTTGATGCGACGCCGCTGGCCGCATTGGTCAGCCTGCCACAAATTTGATCCCCGATTGGGGAGGTCACAGGGCGCAGCAACGCCCTGCAACACGGGGCCAAAATCTCACTCTCAACCCCGCCGACCAAAGAAGCCTTATGGCCGCTCCCACCCTGATCAGGGTGCGGTCCAAAGACACGAAAATGACGATGATTGAAAGCGAAAACTTGACGCCGGTGGACCCGGTATTGCCGGTCGCGCCTTACCTTGGTGGGAAACGCAATCTGGCCAAACGCATCACGGCAATTCTGGACGGCATCGAGCACAAGACCTATGCCGAGCCATTTGTGGGCATGGGTGGGATATTCCTGCGCCGCAAAATGCGCCCGCGCGCCGAAGTGATCAACGACTACAGCCAAGAAGTCAGTAACCTGTTTCGGATATTGCAGCGCCTTTATCCGCAATTCCTACAGCTCTTGCGGTTTCAGATCACCACGCGGGCTGAATTCAACCGCTTGGCGGACACAGATCCGGCCACGCTCACCGACATCGAGCGCGCGGCCCGGTTTCTTTACATGCAACGCACTGCCTTTGGCGGGAAGGTTTCTGGGAAAAACTTTGGGGTCAGCAAGGACCGGCCCGGGCGCTTTAATTTGGTGACGCTTGAGCCAATGCTTGAGGACCTGCATGCCCGCCTGTCAGGTGTAGTGATCGAATGTCTCGACTATTGTGAATTCCTTGCCCGCTACGATGGCCCGGACACACTGTTCTATCTGGACCCGCCTTATTGGGGCTGTGAAGATGATTACGGCAAAGACATGTTCGACCGAAATGAGTTCGTCCGCATGGCCCATCAGCTCAAAGGCATCAAGGGGCGTTTCCTCATGTCGATTAATGACGTTCCCGAAATCCGCGAGACCTTTGGTGCGTTTGAGCTGACGCCGGTTTCAACGACCTATTCTATTGCCAAGGCTGGAGAAGCACGGGGCGCGCGGGGGGAGTTGTTGGTGAGCAATTTCATTCTCGAAATGCACATGAAATAGCAATCCTGGAGGACTTCAAAGGGGCCGGTGTCCGCCTATCTCTGGTGCACAAAAATTGGAGAAGAAAAAATGGAACAGTTGATAGCTGAAATTGCGGAGAAACACTTGCGCCTTGAAACTTTGGAAGAACAAAAGTCAGACCGTTTGGACTTCAAGGAACACGCGGTGTGGAACATCAAAGCCGCTTTGGAAGCCGCCTATGCCGCTGGCGCAGCAAGTACCAAGCTTGAGGCTGTGACCCGTCAGGGAAAGTGAATTCAATTTGTCTGTCCGTGCAGGTGCTCGGGCAGGCAAATTCGCCCAAGAAAGTGTCGCGGAGGATTGAAATGAGTGACGCCGCCCCGTTTTCCCAAAAGTACCAGATCATTGTTTGCCCCAGGTGCAATGGTTCCGGTGTCGAGGATCGCCGCAGTGTCTACGATGGTGTGACCACTGTGCGGCGATGCCAAACCTGCGGAGGCGCGCGTGTGGTTGAGGAGCGAACGGTTGTGACGATCAGCAAGGTTGAAAAGGTCAAAGCTGGCGACGATTGGCGCTGA